GGACCGGTTGCACCTGGTCCGCCGCCTTTAGGCTTTAAAAAATCAAATGCGCCGTTCATTTGTGCTTGTTGATTAATTCCCGAAAGTGCCATTAGTGCCATATTTTTAATTTTTTTATCTTTATAAAAATTAGGTTCTTTTTTTTCGTTAAAATTATCTAGTACGGCGTCGCACCAAATTTCGTTATTGCTTCCTGGATTAATAACCACAAAAACATGTTCAGGCGTTTTGCTTCCGTCATATGCTGCAAACCGATAACACAAATCAAATATTTCACCGGTATTTCTTCGATAACTGTCTAAAATTCCAGCAATAAATAAACTCATGTGCTTACAATCACCGTTTTTTGTTGCTAAAATTGCCGCTGGCGTTTTTACCGTTTGCAATTCGTCAGGCTCAATTTGATACTGTATATTATTTTTTAAAAAATTAAAAACTTTTTTAGCCGTATCAATATAATTTCCGCAATCAAAAAAATAAAATAATTTATCGTAATCCCTTTCGCTTTTATTGTGTTGTTTTAAAATTGCATTGATAATGTCGTTAGTTGTTTGATCGTAACTAATTATTTTTTGATTATTTTTAAAACTATCTAATTTACTCAATAAATTCATTTACGGTAATTTAATTTCAAAGTTTAAAGGAAAGTAAATAAAATCAACTACTAAATTTCCCTTTAATTCAATAATTTGATTTTTAAATTTATTTGAAATTAAAATTATTGCAGCATCTGCCAAATTTAAATTCACATCAAAACCAATAACCGTTTTTTGTTGCGCTTGTAAAGTTTTGTTTATGTCCTGGTAAATAGTTCCAACCACTTTATTTTGCAATAAAATTTCTGCCGATACTTTTTGAACGTCTGCCGTTGTTTTTGTAGGATTTTCAACTTCTAACTGCACGTTAACAATTGGTTGTAAAAATGTGCCGCCGTTAAAGCCAATATTTTTTAGACCAATTTTTATTTTTTCTGACAAAATAAATTTTTTGTAACCGATCCAGGCAAGAAAAGCCAAACCGATATAAATTAAATTTTTTGACATTCAAAAAAAATTAAAAATTGATTAAAATTGAAAAAGATTTCCAAATCTACAAAAAAATTTTAAAACGCCAAACATTTTTTTTTTTTCACGGGCATGTATGGAACGGGCGAAGGGTAATGGCCCCCCCTTTAGGGGGGGGGCCATTCCGCCCGTTCCGTACCCGTTCGGTACCAAAATATACCCTAAAATTTAAAGAATTTTAGACATAAAAAAACCCTAAAAATTAGGGAAAATTTAACAAAAATTTAATATTTATACTTTGATTTTTTTCACCTTTAAAAAAACCTTATGTGAAAATTTTTTTGTTTCCTTGCAATAAAAATTTATTTCTACCGCGTTTTTGCTTAAAGCAAAGCTTGTAAACTGGTCCAGTTTTATAGGATCATTTAAAATATTTCGATATTTGTAAGCTTTTTTTTGCTGATCAAAAAAAATTGCCGTGAAATAGTTGGTTTGTAACATAATTTTATTATTTTTGAATTGAAAAAGGTCGAAGTAAAATTTTAAAATTTTATTTTAGATAAGTAAAGCCCCATTATTAAACCAATAGAATGGGGCTTTATTTTTTTTAAATTTTTTTCAATACTATCTAAAATAGTTAACATTCTTAATCTAATCCTTTCTTTTTTTTCTGCCTTAGTTTCTTTTTTATTTTTTGTATTTTTAGAGATAATCTCATTAAAAAAATAAAGATCCAAATTTTTATTTTTCTCATTACTTTCCATTTTGATTTTTAATTTCTTCACAATAATTTTTCCATTCAAAATAATCTCTTTTTAAATCAGATTTTATTTTACCTAATTGAAAGCCTATATAAATTAAATCATTATCTCTATGATCATTAATTAAACTTTCAATAAAATTTACATAATAATCAAATCTATTTTCAATTGTATAAATTTCTAATTTTTGAAAATCAGTTACTTTTAACGGAATTAATTCTTCTTTCATAATTTTGTTTTTATAATTTTTAAAATTGTTTACGGTAATCAAAATATTCGTTTTGTGTATTTTTTGAAATGTAATTTTTGTCTTTAAAATACTTTAAATAACTCTTAGAAAAATTAATACCTCTATTCTCAATTTTTGATATTTCAGTTATTAAATTTTCGTACTTAAAATATTTTTCTTTTTCAAAAATAATATTTAAAATATTGTTATGTTCTTGGTCCGTATAATTGCTAAAATGCTTAATTTTAGGCTCATTTACGGGCAAAGAATTAATTTGTATAAACTTGTTGTCATCAATTGAATATTGTATTTCTATGGGCTTAAAACCGCCTGAGGATCGTAAAAATTTAGGCTCTAAAATAAATGATCCGTTTTCCTCTTTTTTGACCGATAAAGTACTTTGCGCCCAGCGATCAGTATTACTCCCCAAGTGGCCCAAAGTTTTGCCTTCATTTTTACCAGTATGCAAAATTCCAATTAACAATAAATTGTTTACAGTTGTAAGTTCTTTAATCCAATTAACAACTTTACGACATTCAATTTCATCGTTATAATTCATAACAATATCTAATAAACCATCTAAAATAATAATACTACATTCAGGCGTATTTTCAATGTACGCCTGAATCATTAATTTTATTGTTTCAGGGCTTTCTTTTCGTAAACAAAAACTGTCAAAAAATGTGGGTAACTCGTTAATATCTGCTACATCTTTAATCCTTGACATGTGCTTATAAAAGTCAAATTCGCTGCTTTCAGTATCAATATATAAAATTTTATTGCGACCTGGTAACGTTTGAAGCTTCATCCCAAAAATGTCATATACTCCAAAGCTAGACGCAACTATTGACGTGGTAAAAGTACTTTTACCGCTTTTTGGTAATCCAAAAGGGACTAAGGGCCTATAAATTAATATAGGCCCTTAGCCCCCGCTTATAATAATATAGTTTTGTATTGAACCAATATTTTGCCCCTGAATAGATAATAAAATTTGTTCCTTTGGTGGCTCATATCCGCGCTTGTAAGCGTTTTTTTGTAGTTCAAGGTATAAAGGGTTAGTTATCATTAAAAGTTTATTAAACTGTCAGCTAATAAAGCAAAAATGATTAGTATAATAAATAGTATTAAATCTCTTTTCATAAATTTTTTTTTAAGGATTATTTAATTAAATACTCAATCCAGGCCTTTGCACTTTTTAAAGTTTTATATTCCTGGTTAAAAGGATAAATTACAAAAATTTTTGTTTTTGGGTTATAAACAATTGTATAACCCTTGTAGGCAGTATATTCCATTATTTTAAATTTTAAAGTAAAAAAATAGGCCTAATTAGGCCATTCAGTAATTTTAACGTCTAAAATGTCACATCCAGCAGTCTGCAAAAATGTAACAATATTGTTACTTTCAACAAAAGCGGCGGTAAAAAATAGGGAATTTAATTCAATTGTATATGAATACAATGTACGATTGTCATCGTTTCCAAAAAAGAAACGAAATGTTGCTTTGATCATGTAAATTAAGTTTTAAGATTATAGATTAACAAAGATTATATAATTATTTTGATATAACCTAATTTTTAACAAAAAAAAATCGGAGTATAGAAATACCCCGATTAAATCTATGAAAATCCTTAATTTACAAAATCAGCTCAAAAATAACTTTTTTTCTGCATTCCGCCTACTAATTAATCCCTTTACTTTTACTCCATTATCAAAAACCCATCTATCAAACTGGTCGGCTACTATCTTTTTATCTGCACCGCTATTTAATAACCTGAGTAAGCTTGAAGCTTTAAAGGCCCCTAAACCGACATTATAAGTAAAAGAAATAAGGGCGTTTAATTCGTTGTTATTTAATGGTACTTTAACCAAATTTTTAATTTCAACCGCGTCTTTACTAGTTGTAATTTCTAGCCATTTTTGGGCCTGCTCTGCCGTAATAATATCGCCTTGCTGGACTTTTCTTTGCTTATCAAAATCATAAGTTGATCCGTACCCAATTGTCCAAACGCCGCCGCTATCCTGGTAAGCGTTAAGATATAACCCCCCTTCAGCTTTTTTTATAAATGATAAAGCTTTACTTAATCCTGATCCCTTAGTAATTGCAGTAATTCCCAAAATTCCTAGTATTATTAAGATTATTTTATTTTGCTGCGTCATTTAACCTCTTTGAGTGATCCTTTGCGGCCCATCCTAGCAATAATAAACCAATGGCCCTAATTAGGCCCTGTATTCCAGTACTTACGGGTATAACTTCAGAACTTGCAGCTAGTACCCCCCCCAGTGTTGTTTTCCAGTTATTCATTTTTCTTTATTTAAGTAATCCAATTTAGTTTCGATCCTGGCTAATTTGTCTATAATATCGATACGATCTGATTTTATTTCTTTCATGTCGACCTCTATTTCTAATAATTTTTTTTTTGTAGTTCCGTAAAAACTACCAATAAAAATAATTGTGCCAACAAATGATCCTATATAAAATAAATTTTCCAAATTAGTCTGCATATTAAATTAATATAACTCCAATTTGTTGCGCCGTCCAATTATATATAAATTCGTTACCGTCTGGGCTTGTATTAAAACTTTCATAATCATTACCTTCTAAAGTTAAATTGCCACTTTGTAAGCTTGTATTTGTTTCAGTTAATAACTGATAATATATTGTAACGCTAGTGCTAAAATTATCTGATCCAACACAATTTAAAATTGTTGCCGTTCCTAAATTAAGCGGAAATAATACTGGTTGTATTTGCTTCATAATTATTTATTTTCTAAATATTCAATTCTTGATAATAAAAGTTCAATTCGTTCGTTTAATTCTTGTATTGCTTTTATATAAATACCATCAAATTGATTGTAATTAATACCCATTAAGCCCGTAGAAGGCGTTGTAAAAACCGCCTCTGGAATTACTTTTGCAACATCTTGCGCAATATTACCAATTTGTAAACCTTCGCCATAATTTTTATATTCATCAATGTATTCAAAAGAAATAGGATTAAGCTGCATAATAGCGTTTAAACCATATTTTAAAGGCTCAATATTTTCTTTTACTAATATATCAGAAACGGGAGCCGATAAATTACCGCTTGCATCAGCCAAAACCGCTCTTGATCCCGTACCAGCTAAATTAACTAATGTTACTACGCCAGCGTTATTAATATATAATTTTGCAAAATTATTGGTACCTAATATTAAATTATTTGCATCACCAATAATATATTGGTTAGAACTAGAATTCCAACATACAACATTACCATATGGCAAAGTTAAATCGCCAGTAATTTTTGCACTTCCCGTAACTTGTAATTTATTAACTGTATCATCAACATTACTACCTAATAAAACTTTCCCGCCAGTTGATAAATACAATTGATTTGCATTGCCATAACTATTTAATGACAATGGAATATTACTATCAGAGTAATTTGTAGCAATATTTGCCAAAGTACTTGTAATACTAACTTGTAAATATTTTAATCCAGCAGGATCAACCATTTGAAAATTGCCAGAATTTAAAAGATTATTTGCATTACTTCCAAAAGTTATAGTAGTACCATTTAAAGTACCCGTCATAGTTCCACCAGCTAAGGGCAAATAAGCAGCTAAATTAGAAGTTAACGCCAAAGTACCCGTTGCGTCAGGATAAGTATAAGTTCTTGCACCCGTTAAACCAATAAAATTAAAATATGGATTATTTGTATTAGTACCTATTTGAAAAAAGAAACCGCCAGCGTCGCAACCTATACCGTTAAAACCAGCAATACCAGCAAAACCAGCCGCTTGCTGAATTTTAATACTTGCTAAAAAAGATACTGAATTACTAGCTGAACTAATTGTAATTGCATTTGTAGCTAAACCAACATTTAAAACGTCAAAAGTATCTGTTGAAGAATTACCAATGCGCCATATTGCAGTAGAATTTTTTGCAAAAGCAATTAAAGATTGATTGCCAGCCGTGTTATTTAAAGCAATTAATGCAGTAGTTCCGGTACCGTGAACGTCTAAATTATTTGAAGGCGTATTTGTATTAATTCCCAATCTATTATTTGTATCATCAAAAAATAAATTAGTATTGTCTTGAGTAATTAACCCAGCGGCACCAATAAATGGAACCGATCCCTGTGTTAAACTTGTAATTGTTGCGCTATTTGTACTTACTCCGCCCGCCGTTACTGATATACCAACGTTAGACGTATTGCCGTTTGTGGTAACCTGTTGCAAAGTTCCCGCGCCGCTACTTACGTTGGCTATTAATACCCAAGCCGTTCCCGTATCTTCATAAATTGCCGCCGTATCATTTGATATAAATAATCTTCCAGCAAATCCAAATGCAGGTCTATTTGCAAAAGTATCTGTATAAATTGCTGGACTACCTTTTTGATTAAGTACGTTGACATTATATGAAAATCCCATATATTAAAATATTTTTTTAACTACCACTAAATTATTTTGGCCCCCGCCTGTAAAATTTATTTGCAAAGTTGCATTTGTATATTCATTTTCATTTCCATCTATTACAAAACTTTGCGAAGGTGCCAGAGTAACGTTTTCAATTATTGCGGTTGAAGTTCCAGAATTTATAAAAATAATACTGTTACAATCCGTTGGAATTGATTGAGCCGTATTATACGCAATAAATACAGGTATATAATTTCTAATCATAATTAACAAGTATAAATTTGTTTTGAAATACTTTTGTTTTTACTTTTAAAGTAAGCTAATTGACTTGGGCTTAAAACTTCGCCTGGTGTTGGCTGAATTTGTTTTTTGTCCCAATATGTTGGCGTTACAATTGCAAATGGTGGTAAATTAATTGGCTTATTTTTAAAACGTAGATCCATAGGATCTAAATTACCGCCTGGTTGGGTATTCTTATATACTTTATACAAAAGAAAAATTATTGCCCCGTATATTAAAACTTCGCTAGTCTTCATTATTTATAATTTTATTATATTATTATCACTTATCCATCCTGTTTTTAAAACATTGTTAGCCATAAAAGAAACTTTAGTATATGGCAAATTAGGATCCTGTTCCAAAATTTTTAATTCAATTTGTTTTCTAAAAGTGTAAACAGGTGTTATTAAATCATATTTATAAACCGTACTTCCATTTCTAGAATAAGGAATTATTTTTGGATTACCTGGTATTGCTTTACTTTTAGGTTTTTTATTTTTTGCTATTGCATAAACGCCTAATAATAATAAAGCTATTGTTATATATATTTTATTTTTTTTCATTATAATCCAGAATTATATACGCCGCCATACGGAATTTGATCCAAAATATTGCTACTTACAACCGTAGGCGCATCATATCCGCGTTGCGCCCATTGCTCTAAAGTTAAACCGTACACTTTGCCGTTTTGCAAAATTTGTTGTTCATTTCCATTATCTGCAAGTACTCTCATTCCTTCAGTCAATCCGCCTGGATAAGTTGGCCTATCAGGTAGCATATCAATTGGAAACTTATTGTCTACTGGTGGCAATATTGGTGACGGTGGCGGGGGCGGCGGTATTATAGCATTTGCTTTTTTCTTTTTAAAGAAAAAAAACGCTGCAATAACTACGGCCCCAATAATTAGTAAGTTTTTATTTTTCATTAAAATCTAAATTTAATTCCTTTACGTTTGTAATTATCGTTAATTAAGTTAATTTTTTCTCTAGATAAATTGCTAGTAATAAATTCAGTTAAACCCATTGGCGAGCCAGTAGGGATCCCGAAAAGATATTCTTGCCTCTTACCAAAAGTTTTAACTAAATAAATTGCGTCAGCGTCATTTTGTATCCTTGATACTTGATATCCCGCTTCCTCTTTGTCATCTGCAACGGCGCTAAATCTTAAAGAATTATAAATTGCATTTGCAATTTGATCAAATTCTGCTTTACTTCGTGACAAATCAATCCCCCTGGCATTTAAATTTTTTTCTATTTCCTCAATGTTTGCAACTTCGCTTTTTTCTTTTTGTATTTCCTCATTTGTTTTAACAATACCTAATTTTTGAAATAACGGTCTAATTACTACTATATAAGCAGCAAGCGCAATACCTACGTTTGTTAATAATTTTTTATTTTCTTCAGTAAGTTTCATATAAATATTATTTCATAAATCCCAAAAGCATTTTATAAGTATTATCGTCAATATTAGCCAAATAATACAAATGGTCACCGTAGTTTGCATCTTTATTACTTAAAATTTCAATTGCTTGTAAAGCTTTTTGTTTTTGTTCGTCAGGAATACCCGCCAAGGCCGTCACAGTTGGCGCCATAGGTCCAGGTGCCGCAAATTTATTAATTATTAATCCCAAAGCACCAATTGCCATTTGTTGAAATTGCTCATTTTCTAAAATACCCGCTAAGCCCTTAGGCTTTTCTTCTTCCTCGAATTCTTCAGCACTTAATTTTGATATAATTAAATTTTGCCCTTCAATCATTTTTTCTAATAAACGGCTAAAATTTTGATCAGGTTGCGTTTGCTGCATTCCCGCCATCATTGGCAAATACCTTTCAGCCTTATTTAATTGAAAAACTATTTGCGTCAAGCTTTCAAGATCTTTGCCCCTAGCAACTTTCTTTTTTTCAATTAATTGTAAAATATAAGGATTGGTATTGTCAACATTTTGCTGAATGGCCCTTAAAGCTTCAGACAATTTTTGCAATCCAATTTCCTTCTCATCTTCATCAAAATAAAAACGGCAATATTCAACCTTCGGACTGGTTCCCGCAAATATTTTGTAATGCGTTGCGGGACTATTTTCGTAATAGTCAAGTACATCTTCTAACCTATGTAATTCGGGCTTAAATACTGCCATTTTTAAATTATTTATAATTTATAGTAAACTCCAAAAGCATATACACAATTGGTTGTACCCGCTGCACTAGCAAGTGAAATAAAACTTTTTGTCCACGATATAACCATATTGTTAATATCAGGTAATCCGTTTAAATATGGATTAGGCGTTGCGGAACTGATAATATTATTAAAAGCCAATAAAGGCGCATTATATATTAATTGCAAATCGCCACTGTATAATGTTAAAAAGCTTTTTTTAAGATCTGCTTCCGTTACCATTGTGCTACCACTATTAGGCGAAGCACTTAAAACTCCAGGCGTATAACATTGGATATTTTGTATCATGGCATTTGCCAAATTAGGCAAATTTGGAAAGTAAAAACGGGTGTTTGTACTTCCTGATGGAATAGCAACCTCTACCGCTTCGTATCTGTTTAAAATTGGCATTGTTGTATTTTTTAAAAGTTATAAAAGGCCAGGCGTATGCGTCCACCTGGCAAGACGGCGATTGGGATCGGCTTTTTTATTTTACGCTTGTAACGTTTTGGCAAAGAATAGTTCTAAATATTGCAACAATACGGCTATCAGCTTTTACGCTTGAAATAGCAGCAGGTAAAACAATGCTAGCAACAATATTCGCAC